TTTATTCATCTTATAATCAAAAATCCTTTATTTAAGCTATTTAGAACCTCGATTTTTACATAAGGGGCTCAAAAGGGGCAAAGCCATTTTTTCACTTACTAAATCTATTAGTAAATTATAACAAAAAAGTCCTCTAAAAAATAGAGGAGTAAATTGAAATTATGAGATTATGTACTTAGAGTATAACAGAAAAATCCCTATTGTCATAGAGATTTACCTATTAAGAACAGACATTTATTACAGCATATTTGATATTTTATCAAATATCTAGGATTGTTTAGATTATATTTGATATTTTATTAAATAGAAATCATTAGAAAACAAAAAAACGCCCGGTCAATTGACCGGACATTTTATTTTTACCAGATTATATTCTTTTCATCGAACTCACCTTTTTTACCGAACAGTTCTGAGCTGTAAATATTATCGGTTTTTAGATTCATTTTTGCATATTGATTTTGATAACTCGCAAGCATACGAGGTGTACGGATATAACGCAAATGTGTTCCATTTGAGATGAACCATTTACCTTTATGTGCGCCTGTTGTGTCTACAATTTTAAATAACATCATTTCTTCTTCTCCTTTGATATTGTTGTTTTCTGAATTATTATTCGGTGGTTTGGGTGCTGCTTTTTTACGAACTATACCATCAAATCCACCATACCATGACCAGCTATTGTCTCCTGGTAATTTTTGAACATATTGAGCATCAAGTACATTCTGTTCAAATGTTGTGATATTCCCGTTTATGATACTTGCTACCAATCCTGTGTGCCCTGTAGGTAATCCTGGACGAGGGGCGATATAAAATGTATCATCCGCTTTAACTTGATCGACTCGTGGATTATTAATATACTCAAATCCAATCGCATTCCAGTCAGTCTGAGTATAAACATTCCAAGCACTCATTGCATCGGTATGAGGAGGTAACTCGCCATTTCCTGGTTCGCCTGCCCATTGGTATTTACAATCAGTCATATATCGCATGTAATCACTTGTGAGTGCTCCACATTGACCATTTCCAACTTTTTGACCAATAAGCGGATCATAGAGTTTTTCTAATTCTGCCATTTACTCCTCCTTGTTCAGATTGATAGCACTTGCTGTATCATCACCAACATAGCCACTTCCTACTGATGTCAGCACTGAAACAAGTGTTGCTAATAATGCCACACTCACTGCGTTCTTCCAATCTACATCAAGTACCCCAGTAGCTCCAGACAATCCCACAGCTACCAATGACTGTGCACAGGTCTTTATTGCACGTTCTGCAGTGTCTTTCCAAAATGTTTTGTTAGTAAACATTATTTTCCCTCCATTTTCCTTTTTTTATATTGTTCAAATTGATCGTGAGCATAGTGGTTTCCCCCAAGAGCTTCATATTCATCAAAGATACCACCTACTACTTGTAAACCATAATCATGGTTAATAGCTTGCAATAATTCAATACGTTTGATGTGCATTTGAATATCTTTAAGCTGACACTGTTGCTGTTTCGTAAATCTACGATAGAGCCAACTCAAAATCAATGACACAATAACCAGTGCTGGCCAATTTTCTAAGACATCCATGAATAATATCCAAGTATGTCTGAGCATTTCTTCCAATTTTTTATTTTCTCCTTCTTTTCATATTAAGTTGTTCTTAGTGGTATCACCATGTTAAAACTAAATCTATGGTTACTTGCAAGAGAGTTACTATTAGGTGATAGATATAATTGAACTTGCCCATTGGTTAGGATACCGCCTGAGTACGTTGTGCCACCACCTTGGAAGTTACTCCACATGAATCCCTCATTATGAGTGAGATGAGCAGTAATTTCCGCTGGCAATGTTAAGAAAGTATAGTAACTTTGACCAGTAACCGTAGAATTTGGTCTAGCGCCTTGAACAGTAATGAAAATCCAGCCATTTTTGATACAATATTCAGCCTGATTGGCTGTGAATCCACTGGCCATAGTTAATCGTATAAATCCCTCGGTATCTCCAGCAGTTAGCTTGTTGATATCATCTGTGGTTGCAACTTTTTTCCAAGGAAGGTTAAATCCTAATGTTGTATTTCCAATACGATAGTACATCGACCGTGTCGCATAATCATAAAGCGTTTGAAAAATCCCACTTGATCCTAACATTGTTCTAACAGACAAACGAAAAGCACCAGTCACACCTTCTGGTGCTCCAGTAATAACCGTTGGCGTTTTCTTTGAGAACTCCCCTTCTGCTTTATATTCATCAAGATTTGCTCCTCCAGGGATATCCTTCTGAACAATGACACCATTTATAGCATCAATCTGATTTTGGAGATTTGTTGCTTGGTTATCGTCCAGTTGGTCTTTCAAATTTTGAAACCATGCTTCAAAAACATTTTTATTTTGACTTAATTCAGATTCGAATTGATCCAATAGATTACCAACATCTACTTTTTGATAAGGTGAAGAATAACCGCAAACTTTACTATCTCCACGAGTATCTGTAATATTTGCATTAATAATCTGCGTTGTATTTCTGGCTACTGCAATATTTGCAATTTTCATTTCATAAATTGTGTCTGTACGAACAACTGTTGTATCAGATTGCTTATAAGCTATTTGCATTGTGCGATTAGATAAATCTAGCTTGACGACTATACTATCTACACGGTCTTGCAAAGCACTTGCTACCGGGATTTGCATTTCACTTTCTTCAGTGTTCAAATAATGTCGCCCATCAATAACTAGTGCCCCAGAACCTACCCGAACACGCATACCAAGTGAAGCAGACTCCCGGATTTTCAAACCGCTCCCAATAGTCATGAATATACCATTCGTAAACAGATGGCTATAGAACTCCGCAAAGTCCGTATCGCTATACATGCGGTCGCCATCAACGTCCGCAAAAGGAAAACTCCATTCCATGTTTTTAATTCCTTCCTATAATATCGAAAACCGTTGGAACTTCTTTATCAAAAACTAGCTCTACATAATAACCTGTAGCATCATATGTTTTTTTAGCTTTGACAATTGTCACGATTTTCGCAAATTGATATAAGTTACTTTTTATTTTGATACGATCTCCCACATCAAAATCTTCTTTAAATTTAAAGAGTTTTGAATTTAGCTCTATCTCACCATTCATGGTTAAGATTGCTAAACGCTCTGCCAGCTTCTGTTTTGAGCGATCAATAAGCATATTCTTATATGTAGCTGCAGGAATAGGCTTTTCAGTATCTGGATCAACACTTTGCAAATCCCTGGCATCTACATAGAGTTCTTTACGCTCTAATCCGGATTTATTTGGATTAACTACAACCTTAACCCGATTAGCTCCTTCACCCTCACCAAAGCCGTAAGCGGTGGTTTTTTCATCATAAGTCGCATGTTCATATGTCACATTAATCAAATTATCAAAGTCGTCTGAGATTTCAATAACACCGGAAAGATCACGCCCCTTATAAATGGTTATCTTATTTTTAGGACTAATATCATCTACTGCAATCTCCCTAAATCCAAAATCATATGTTTGGCATAATACTTCAACTTGTGACTGAACTTCTTGATAACTCGTTTGGTAATCAATCTTGTCCAGTCCTAATCCGTCTGTAGCACTCAAAATTAAATAATCAATTTTTCGAGTTGCTCCATTAAAATTACCCGTACTATCTGAGTAGTTCCCTGGCGCTATCATTTCTTGATTGAAGTGATCATAAACTATCAAAGCTGGACTTTTACTTGCTGTATAAATTCGGTCAATGATCCGGCTCTCAAATTTACCCGCTAAACTTCTACCACGGACCACAAGCGCTGTACTGCTTGAATCTGTAGAAGAAATTTCATCTACATAATAGTAAACATTATCGAAGAAAAAAACATTTTCTGGCTGGAAATTCTGAATATTATCTTTGTTTAAAGCAATTGTAAGTTCAAATGTATCACAAGAATAGTAATTTTCTTCTATGGTCAAAGAGTTCCATCCATCCAATATCGCAACTGACTTATAAAGAAAACCGCTAATACGTTGAAAAACTTCAATAAACATATCAAACCCCCACAATCAACGGACTAAATGAAACTGATCCAACCATGTTTTCAGCACCTACATCTGCTTGAACCATAAAAAAGTTGCTCCCTTTTTGCAATTGTAAAAAAGAACTATCTTTCATTCGTTCACTCATTGCATTGGATACTGCATCATTTATCGTTTTAGTCACTTCTTTTTTCCCTCGAGTAGTAACAATGCTTAACACTGTCCCCGCTTGATATGTTCCAGAAAAGCCAAAATATTCTTGAGTGATGACATTCAGTACTTTAGGATTAGTTACTGTACCGCTGATTTTTAATTCAATAGTCATCCCTACAACTACATCACCTTTATTTTCAATTTCAGTAATATCCCCTGAAGAAATACCACTAAAAATAAAATTCTTAATGATTTGCAGCGGAAATTTAAACTTAGGACTAACAGATGATAAGTGAATTAATCGATCTTGCTCACTTTTATCCATCCAATACGGATCAATCGCTTTAAATTCTAATGAGAATTTTTGAGAAAGATTGCTGCTAGGTTCATCCAAAATTGGAGCATGAAGAACAAGCACATCGATTTCAAAAGTACGTTCATTGTTTTGATACAGTAATGTTCCAGCTAACTTTGGATTGAGCACGGCATTGAGTTGAATACGTCTTTCAAGCATATCAGCCGAATCATGCGTTTGAATTTCTCCATCAACTTCCAAATTTCGGCTTGTTGATCGTTGGTGTACTAAAAATTCACCATCTAGACCATATTGTTTTTGAGTCGTTATTTCGTTTTCAACAGCGCCAAATCCTTTTTTACTCGTAATGAAAAAAGGCGGTTGTTGTCCAAATACAACTTCTCCACCTTCTATATTTCTATAAATTATTTGCACGTTTAACCTACTTTCTTCTCAAAAGTTGAACCATGTCTTTACCTGCTTTACGGGCCATACGTGCTGACTCGCGAGGTGTTAGGTTCTCGGGGCTATAGTTATACTGATTGAACACCAATTCACCAGAGCCCATACTTGATGTTGAAGCCACAATCTGATCCCCAATCTGTCCGAGCGTTTCCCTATTCAATGGCAAGATAGCTTCTCTTCCTGCTTCACCACCGACCATGAGATTGTTCCCATTTACACCGAAAGCTGTTGCATTCTCCATGATCCCGCCTTTGGCATACCACTGAACATCAAATGATGGAAGTGAACCTTTACCACCAATACCAAATGGAGCTTTACCTCCATTTACACTAACGTGTGGGAATTTAGGTTTCGGAATATCCAAGCGTAAGTTGCTAAAGAATCCCTTGATTGTATCAACAACACCCTTAATAGCATCTTTTGCCCTAGTAAACATTGAAGTATCCAGATTAGGGAATTTCAAAGATAGACCACTGAAGAACCCTTTAATCGCATTAATTGCACTTGAAACAGCATTTTTTGCAGCATTAATACTATTCGAAATAGTTGATCTAATGCCATTCCAAACATTAGTTGCCGAAGCTTTTACCGAATTAAACACACTAGAAACTGTATTTTTTATCGCATTAACAACATTAGTTACGGTGGTTTTCGCGGCATTAATCGCCTTAGTAATTGTGTCTTTTATCGCATTCCAAATATTGGTGGCAATAGTTTGTACAGTACTAAATACACTGCTTACTGTGTTTTTTATACCATTAACCGCGTTGGTTATCACTTGTTTAACTGCATTCCAGATATTGACCGTAGTATTTTTTATTGAATTAAAAATACTTGAAATAACACTAGATATCGCTATTAGGATAGGCTGAATAAAGTTCACAATTGCTTGCCAGGTATTTATAAATACTGTCTTGATCCCAAACATTGCATTATCAACAACACTTTTAATTTTATTAAAAGCTGCAGTTATCGGTGGAACAATGAAGTCTTTCACTTTATTAAAAATTGCCACCCATCCATCAACGGCTTGATTAAAGAGATCAATTACTATTTTTAATCCACTCATTACGGTATTTGCAATTGTTACAAAGACGATCGCTAATACCGATAAGACAAGAGCCCCAAACAATTTGAAAATAGAAACAATAGTATCAATTACTGATTTAACAACATTAGCTACTGGAACAAAGACTGTTTGAATAACATTCCTGATTCCCTCAAAGACTGTTCTTACTACATCTTGTAGCCCGTTCCACGCAGTATTAAAAAATGTAACGATATTATCTACCGCATTTTTAATAGCATTATAGATACTGTCCCAAACGTTTTTCGTTGTCTCTTTGATTGAGTTGAATACACTGACAATCTTTTCTTTGATTGGGTTTAATACTTCCGCAATTTTCTTACTAATCGCATCCCATACTTCTTGAATAACTATCTTAATGGCATTGAAGCCAATCGTCACATAAGCCGTTAGGATAGAAAGCACATTTTTAATTGTGTTAATGATGTAATCCCAAGCTGCTTTGACAACTTGTTTTACACCTTCCCATACTTTGGACCAGTTCCCATTGATTAGACCAGTAACAATCTTAATAATACCCATGATGATATTTAAAGATGTTTGAATAACATTTTTAATTTGGTTCCAGACAGCAGAAATAACTTGTAAGACTTGTGGCATTGAGGTGCTGACAATCTTCATAATGAGGTTGAAAGCCGTCTGTACAATTGGCCAGATAAAATCCATCGCATTTTTTATAGCTCCAACAATGTAATCAAACACTGTTGTTACTGCTTGCATGATGTCATTTCCGTTTCCTTTCCAAAAAACGACTATCTGGGAAATAATACTTTTTATAAATGCTATTGCATCTTTTAAATAAGGGAGAGCAACATCTTTAACTGCATTGACAAATTTTGTAATCGGGTTATCTTTATCTACATTTCCCGCGCCACTAAATAAACCATCAAAGAAACTACCAATGGCGGTTTTGACCTCTGAGAATACTCCTTTTAGAGTGTTAACGACTTCCCCAACTTTTTCAAATGCAGGCTGTAGTTTATCTAGTACTTGCTTGCCTAGATTTAAAAGGGAAGTACCTATCTTGTTGACAGTGTCTCTAAAAGTTTTATTTGTGGTATAGAAATAGGTGAACACAGAAACGAGAGCCATTATAATTGTGGCCCAGCCACCCAAAGTCAACTTAAATACACCATTAACCATCTTGAAGGAACTAGACAAAAGTGTTCCGACTCCTGTGGCAATCCTCCCAAATCTCTCAAAAGCTCCACCAACAATAACTAGCGAACCCATAAAGGCAACTAAAACCGCTCCAACTGGTGCGAATGGCTTCATTGCTTCAATTATTTTTTGAATAACTGGCCAAACCCTGTCCAATACCTGAACAACTTGCTCAGTCGCTGGTTTAGCTTTAGCAGCTAAGTCGGCAACCTTGTCACGTACTGCTTCAATAGCTTTTTGAGGACGATCTCCAAGACCTGCTAAAATTTCAGCGCCAAACTTTGCAACACTTGTTTTCAAGTTGGCAAAACTGGTCCCAATACCTTTTGTACTGTCTGCAGCGATTTTACTAAGGGATTTCATTCCCCCGCCGCCTTCGTTATCTAAACGAATAAGTTGGTTTTGGAATTCTTCTACACTAATTCTTCCTTCAGACAGACCGTCTTTCAGTTCCCCAGTGGTCATCCCCATGTTCTTGGCCATTGCATTCAAAGCTGGTCCAAGTCCATTATTCATCATGGAAAGCCATTCTTGACCACCAACTTTGTTATTCGCAAAACCTTGAGAAAGTTGAACAACAGCAGTTTTTACATTCTCTGCTGATCCACCAAATCCAAGGATTCCGTCATTCAAAGCTTTATAAACTTTAACAGACTGAGGCATGTCACCATTCATTGTAGAAGTAAGCATTTGAGTACTGCTTACCGCATCATCCAAAGGTGTTGGCAATCCTTCAATTGCACCCTTAAGGTTATTCATTTCCTTTGTAATAACACCTTTTGCTACACCCATGTTTTCAAATGAACGTGCAGCATTATTCAAAGTATCAAAACGTTTAACCCCAGTCAGAATAGCACCACCAACCGCAGCAACACCCAAAGCAGCTAATTTAAATGCTGGCTGAGCAATATTCCCGAAGTCTTTCATGGCCTTCCCATTGCTTTGCATATTCTTTCCAAAAGAAATCATCTTTTGTCCCGAACTTGTTACAAATCCACCAATGGCATTGCCTGCTCCAGTAAAACCAGAACCTATTTTAGAAAGAAAACTTGATGAACTTTTGCTTGAATCATTTGTGGACTTATCGAAATCTTTTGCTGTTTTGTCTGCTTCTTTACTTGTTTCTTGTAATTTTGCTTTGACTTCACTTGCACCTTTAATTCCAATAGAGCCAAATAAGCTAAATATTTCCATTTTTTCTCCCTTCTAATCAAATTTGATAAATTGAGAAGCAAATTCTAAGTTTTCACGTTCTCTTTCTTCGCTTATCAACTCTACTGGTTTCACTCGCAGTGGCCGTGTATGTTCCTGCTTGAACTCTTTGAAATCTTTTTGGATATCTTTAGATAACCAAGTTTCCCAAAGAGTCTCCTCGTTTTCCTTTTCATATAGGTACAAAATAAAATCCACTGCCCGTCCGAGCGAATAAGTCGCCAAGACTTGCAATGGATTGCTATATCTTTTGAAAAGGAGATCTTTTAGCTGATGTTCTCCGTCATCAATATTTTTTATGATGACAATGATTGGAAAAAATCTTTCAACTCTGGTTTAGTCGCAAAGTCCTTGACTAATTTTGCATATGTGGCAAGGCCAAGCTGTCCGATTTCTTCTGCTGTATTTCCCGTCAATTCACCTAGGAATGAGTTCAATTCAACTTTCACCACAGAAACATTTTTAAGTAGCTTAGAAATAAGAGTAGTCATCAAAGCCATACCACGTGCTTCAATAACTGACATGTCATCTGTTTCTACTCCTTTAAACATTTCTACAATATCATCTTGAATTTCGAGTTTTGCAAAAATATCAAGAAGAGTAAATAAGTCATCCCCGCATAGTTCACGCATTTCAAGTTTTTCTGTCATTTTTAATCCTCAATTTCTATTTTTTAAACTGCTGCTACTGTCACAGTTACTTTGTCAGTAAATGCTCCATCAACTGTTGTTACTGTGACATCTGTGGCGCCTTCTGCCACTGCTGTGATTGTTCCATCAGATTCCACTGTAGCAATCGCTACGTCTGCCGATGAATAACTGACTGCTTTATTTGTGGCATTTGATGGTGCTACTGTTCCAGTTACTTGTTTAGTATCTCCAACTTTCATTGAAGCTGTCTTTTGTGACATAGTAACTCCAGTGACTGAAACAATTTCATCATCCGTTGGATAAAGAATCTTCCAAGGGAACTGGTCATTTTGAAGTTGTTCAAAGGAAGCATTTGCTGTTCCTTCGTAATCAATGGCTGCTTCATCACCATCTTTTGTTTCTAATGCAAAAGCTGATGTTGTAAGCACATTATCAAGCAAAATAATGATAGGTTTGTCGCTACCTGTCAACTTACCAATAACTGCCATATTTTCGATATAATCTCCTTCAGAAAGGTAACGTTTAGACTCGATTTCTGTATAACCGTCATATTCTTCGGATGCTTTAGCTGTCCCATTAAGGCCCAAAGCCATATTAGAAGCTGTTAACTCTTTAAGCTTAGCGCCTACTGTTGCATGGGCTTCATCAAGTACCCATAGCCCTTGAACATCCATGTGTGTTGTTCCATCAACAGCAATTTTTCGATATTTCTGTTCAATATTTACCTTTGTACCGTCTGTTGTTGCCCCGAGCGGTGTACCTGTAAATGATTTTGATTGTTCATCCCATTTCACATTAATAGCGATTGTTCCCGCATTAATCATGAAATTTTCTGATGATGTTTTTGTATAACCAGAATTAGGTAATGTCATTTATTTCTCCAATCTACTTTGCAGTATATCTGCAAGCTTCTTCTTTTTATGTTGTCATCTAAAGTAGGAACTTTATTTGAACGTTGAAAATATGACCGTAAGAAGAGTCCATCTGTAAACTTAATTTCATAATCAAATTTTTTACGGACCAATTCTTCTAGTTCATATAAATTGATAAAACTAGAGTTGTTATCAAATAAATCAATATCAAGATAAAAACCGTCTGTATGACGGCTTATTTCTTCAATATCAATCGAGTAAGTAAGATAAGGGTACTTGACTTCTTTAGCATTATTCCATTCTAAATAACTTTCTTTCGTTACTTCTTGAAACATAGCCTGCAAAGTTTGCATTAATTCAATCATTCAAGCCCCTTTCCAAGTCCAGATTTCATTACAGACTGAACTTCACTCTTGGTACTTCTAAAAGCATTACGCATAAAGTGGATAGGTTTCAAACCCTTTGTAAAGTGCATTTTACCGTCACTTCCAGGATAATACCATCCACCTTTTCGACCTGCTCCATTATCCGCAAATTCACCAGTTCCAAGCTCATTGTAAATAGCATGATTATCTGGTGAGCCAACGTCAGAAACCATGTCCCCAACAGCTCGACCCTCTTTTCTTAGCTTATAATCAATGTCATCCCATAACTTACTAGTGTCAACACGACCTGCAGCAGTCACATTAGCTTTGGCTTGTGAACGTACAATTTCACTTGATGCAATCAAAACCGCTTCTACATTTTCATCTAAAAGATCCATGGCTTTATTAAAATTATTTTCATATTTCACTGCCATCAAGTTCACCTCCGTACATCAAGTAAATTTCATTATGATGGTGCAAATTCATTGGATCGTCAGAATAAGTAATATCGTAAAAGCGATTTTCACTATCAACAACACGCATTGCTTTAGTGATGCCTGGAACAAATTCTGGCAACACCAGTAAATGTGTCGAATCTTCTACAAAGGCATTTTGCTTATTATTTAAATCAGTACCAGAAATCAAATCAAGATAACCGTTCACAATAAGGAAAGTTTGCCACGTTTTATGAAAACCTCCTATACTATCTGGAGTATCTTTAAATGATTGAACAGTATATTTTTGAGTTGGATACATTTTACCACCTCATTTTTTCATACTTTTTCAAAAAGGACATCACACTTGCAGGAAATCCTTCAATGGTTGACGATGTACTCACATCAAAATAAGAAACGCTCATTCGTGAGATACTTTCCGATTTGATTCCAAGTTTAGCCCCCATCTTAGCATCATATTTAAGCATTTTATGAATACCTGCTGCAATATCCGCTGGATATTCAATTTTAGTGATAAAACCTGCATTATATCGCCCGTCAAAGAGCAGTTCCGTGTCTAGTATAACGCTGTTGTCTGTGATTTCTTTAATCACGAATAAGCCATCGTTCACACCGTCTGGCACGTTTTGTCCGAAGCCTGTTTGCGCCCAAGTGTCGCTTATTTCGATTGTGTCGCCAACACGCAAATACGCCAGCTTTGTATTAAAAACTAGCTTATTACTGTCTTGTACTTCAAAATTAAAAAAGCGCACGTTCAAATTCTGGAATTTGTTATTGGTAAGCCCGCGGATAGCAATTTCAATCGCGTCAAGTTCTTCCTGTGTAACATCTGGCTTTGACTTTTTAGCTTCTTCTAAACTAATAATCATAGGCTTACACCACTAAAGCCATAAGCTCCTCTTTTGTTGCTTCAGGAGCATATTCAATTCCTTTGCTTTCCAAATAAGCTTGAATGTCAGCTTTGTTTGAAGCCATCGTAGGTTTTGTTGTTTGAGTGTCATCCTCTTCCACTTCTAATTTATCAGTGTTGTTTTGGATGTCAGCTTCCTTCACAGGTGCACTAAAGCTTTTTGCAGCTCCGCCACCATCTACAGGCTTTTCAGAAAAGACTGCTTTAATAAGCGCTTTTTTGTTATCATCTAACATAAATTGACCGCCTTTTGCATGACCTTGCAAAGCTTTACCGTCAAAGTCTTCTGAATCAATCGTGCGGGCTGTTGCGATACCTACGAACGGTACTACAATATTATCTGCTGAGAAATAAGCAATATCACCTTCTGCAAAATATTGTTCTGCTGTTTCTTCCAATGCAAAGCCTTTGTAGTTGTTCAATGTACCGGTATCGAGGTTGATACTTGCACCTTTCAAGCTGTTTGTTTGTGCCATATCAAGCATAGCATTGTAAAGATCAGACGTGAGATAAGCCGTTTTATTTGCGTTCACTTCTTTAGATTTAAACTGTTTGCTTGCACGGTTAAACATTTTCTTGATTTCTGCGTCTGTGTAAGTAATTACAGTGTCATCGTCCGGATCAGTTGTACCCAAAACAGTAAGTGTCAAACTTGCATTATCAGACAAGAATTTACCGTTACGCATGTTCATATCACGGACTTGTGCTTGTGAATTCAAATCCAAACGATCAGCAATAGCTTGGTTAAAATCTGCATTCACTGTTGAAACGTCCACACCTTCGTGAATAGCCAATTCGTATGAGTAATCTACGTCAGTATCTGCGTAGATTACTTCTGTACGATTACCAAAGCGTGAGCTGTTTCCTGTTCCGGTACCAAAACCGACGTTAGCACCTTTGTTATATGTACCAATTACTACTGGAGTAGCATTCGTTTTAACAGTAAAGGCTTTTGTATTACTTGTGATAGCGTCTGTTTTTTGAATAGGTGCGAAAGCTTTAGAAAAGGCTGCTTGCGCATTAAATACGGCTGCCAAAATCCCTGCGTATTGTGGTTTAAAGTAGCGTACTGGTTGTAAGTTGTTTTCTGTTCCCATTTTTTAAATCTCTCTTTCTTTTATTAAGCTTCTGTAGGAGCATATTTAGCGATCGTTGCGTCAAAAGCATCTGGAGTACCGTTTCCATCTTCCCCGTCTTCCGGTTCTCCAAGAATGGTGTCCAGCGCTTCATCCATTGAGCTAAGTGCATCATTGAGTTTCGTATCATCTTTGGCTTGCACAGCTTCTTGAATAGCTTTATAAGCTTTATCAAGGTTTGCACCGTCAAAGTCTGCGACTGTGATTGTAGGTGTGTTTTTATCCACGGTGTCCCTCCTTATTGGTATTTCGCCATAATGTCATCAAACGGGTTAGAATCTGTTTCTTTCCCATTTTTAAGTTGATTATCAATGACTTTAAAACCACCTTCTGGCGCTGGTGGTTCTGGTTCTTCACTTTGAAAGTAACTAGGCATGCTTTCTTTCAAATCTTTCAGCGTATTGCCTAAGCTTGTGAACTCGCCCTTGTCATCAACTTCCAACGTGTCAACACCTCCGAGTTTGTACTTGATATAGTCCATATCAGTAACGCCCGCTTTTTCTAAGGCTTTTTCAAGTTTGACCGTCTTAGAAATCGTTGCTTTCTCATTGTTAGCTGCTTCCAACTGTGCTTTTAGTTCATCAATGCTTGTCAGCGCTTCTTGATTTTCCGTGATAGCTTGTTCCTGCTCTGTAATTTTTGTTTCAAGTGCTGTGATTGTTTCCTCTTTCTCTTTTAATTGAGTTCGAGCTTCATCACGTTGCTCTTTCATCTTTGCAAAGCGTTCAGATAAGTTATCATCGCTCGTAAGAAAAATACTGTTTTCTGACATTCCAGCAGTAATTTTAGCGATTTGCTCATCCGTAAAGCCTTGCGATTTCAACAATTCTTCAAAGTTCATTTAAGTTTCCTTCCTACACCTACGCTTTTTACAAGGTTGCCTCTTGTAGTGCTTGCACATTTACAGCGTGCCAGCTGTATTTAAATAGTTTATTGCCATATTTAGGGCATAAGAAAAGCGATTGACATTTTGCCATCGCTTCTATTTTTCTTTTTGATATGCTAACCATTCGTCATAGTTTTGCCATTTACTCTTTGTCCCATCTGGATTAATAAGTTTGGGTGCTATACCATTTACAATCGTTACGGTTGTGCAACGACAATTGATATCTTCCTCAGCAACTCCAAAAAGTCGAGGTCCTTGGCCTTCATATCCATTCACTTCAAAAGGCTCGTCAATTTCCCTTATCTGACCATCAAGTTCGCCATGATCTTGACGAGTGCGCATATCTAAGGTAGCAATCCACTGCTTTTGTAAATCAACCCCCTTTGATTTCGCTTCTTCGTAACCTTTCTGTGTTGTTCTTGAACGAATCCGACCGCCTTCAGTACGTGCTATTGTCAAAGCCTGTCTGTAACTAGCTTCTGATATTGTCGCAATCTCTTGCGCTATTCGTGAGTAGCTATAACCAAAAGCCATCCCTCTAGCAATTGCATCACTAATCTGTTTAGCCAAACGTGAGCGATACTTATACAAGCGTTGTGATAAAGTTTTTCCAGCCACTGGCATATTCATGAGTGACTTCAGATAACTGTCATCTAGGAAACTAAAATTAAGATTAACATTGTAGTTTGATTCAATACCATAATAAACAGAATTATATCCACTGTGCCCTTCAGTAATCACATGAGTTTTGATTGTTTCAGCAATATCAATACTAGGTTGTCCTATGATTTGTCTGATTTCATTGTTAATATTAAGTAGCCGCTCAAATTCTATTTTTTTGCTGAAAGACAATTCATCATACTTGTCCAACCAATTCTCAACTTGCTTATTGACATCTTTCAATATATCCTCATAGTATCTATGGATTTTTTTAGTATCAATGTCTTGTTGGATAACATCATCTATGCTCATAAGCTAATCACCCCGTAGCCGGTGGCTCTTTATAATCTTGAAGTTCTATTGAATTGCTTATTTCTTCATAATCTAATTCATATATTTCACAAATCATTTTAAGGACCTTATCATCCGGTAACAAAGGTGCTGCAGCAAGTAATGTTTGAACTTCAATACTTCTTTTGTCCGCTTCTGTCTTTTCATTATCAACAAGGTCTTTTTCATTAATCAACATTTCGCGCTCGATAATAAACTCAACATCATCAGGGTTGTAATCTGTGCCATTTAATCTATTAATATCTTGAACAACTAAATCATTTGCCCATTTCAAAAAAGCTCGTAAGCGTACTTCTGTCTTATTCACTTTCATATTGAGCAAAGAAAAGCCTGCTTTGATAACAACATTCGTAACACTGCCATTGCTATCGGCAATCTGTGACGTATCAAAACCGAAACCAAACTTGTAGATAGCTTCTTTATCCATTTGCATTTTTGTTTTACGTCCTTCAACTGGAACATTAACTGTTTTCACATCAACAGAGCCGTTTTCTCCGACTCCCACAGTCTTTTTGTTCTTTAAGTTGAAACGCAATTTGTCTAAATTATCCCCTTCAAAACCTTTAACTACATAAATCGCATCTGCAAAGTCTTGCAAGTTGTTGGAGAGAAATGTACTCATGAGATCATAATCATCTATGAGCGCTTTGATTGGTTCTAAATCTGTACGTTCTTTTTGGTTATTTTTATAACGATAGAAAGGAATAACACCGTAATCAAATCCTGCAATCTCTCCGTCATCATTAATCGCTAAAACATGGGGAGCTGGATTCGGTGTCTTGCTTACATCTAATTTGTAGCCTTCTTCCTTGTCTTTTTCAATAAAGTACCATACTTTGCTTTTATCATACATCTCTGCATAATTAACTTTGACTTTCTTCCCATCTTTTAAGATTTCATCCGTATAATAACGTAATAAACGTACTACCATGTTGTTATTGTCATAGATTGGAATAACTTTCAAACCGTCAGCAATCTGGAATGTCAAACGATTTTCTGATGTTGTCCTTGCATAGGCATATTCAAATCCCATTTGTGATCCATTAGTAAGTAGGTCATCAAGAAACACTTGAAAATCTTCATCATAGTAAGACTCTAGATGTTTTTTGAATTCTGGATCATCAACTTCAATTTCTAACGGATTAGCAAGTAAGACCTGGACCTTCTGATCAATCAATTCTGGTAAAAACGGATGTTGAATGTTTAAGTTACTTGCATATTTATCTTCACGCAGTATATTATTGCTGTCTACATACATAATACGATTCTGTAAAATATCGTGATCGTAATTATAGTATCTAACACCTTCTTTTGCTTTCTTTAAGCTATCGCTGTCTGCATTGTTCTTGATTGCCTGCTTTATCCCACTTGCCATTTCCTGTGGGTTATCACTTAGTAATAATTCATTTGCCATTAAAGAATCCACCCCTCATTTTCTTTCATTCTTCTGATTAAGCTTGCTGCACTATCTGGTGCATCGTCATGCTCTGCATTCTCTGTATAATCCAAGACCTGACTGATATATTCGGGGTCTGTATCATCTAGCCATCGGATGCTTTGCCAATTGGCCCGTAAGTGCGTCGCAATCTTGATATACTTGTTTTGCTTTTCATGATACTTATTCACAGGTAAACCATGACTACGTAACTCCTTAGCTAAATAACCCTTATCACCATTTGTCTCTACTGATACTGTCCCAGCTTGCAAATGCTTGTGTAATGCAACGATTTCATTCATACAATCATCTACATGCTTATGAAATAGCTTGCCATACATAATAAAAGAGCCATCATCTTGTTTTTTGGCTACTGTATATGCTGTATAGTCTGAACCACCATAAGCAGCATCTATATGTGCCTTACCGTCATGGATAAGTTCTACTTTATCCGTATAATTCGGTGTGCTAAACATACTGTCTGTTTCTGCAATATGTTTCAACTCATAGTTAGCAGCGAATAAACTCGGAGTCATTACTCCTCTGAGGTGTTTCAGTTGGTCTTTGTCAATCAATCCTGTGTCATAACAGGTATATCTAACAACATTTGGCATCATAGAAATTGCATCTTCTTTATGCCAAGGTGTCCCGGTATTGATAAAACGGCCGCCACGATTCTTCACATTTTGGAGTTCTTGGTACTGTGTTTTAGTTCGTTCACGTTCAGCACGGCTTACACGGTCCTTTAAGTTAACAATATCATCAGTGATAATAATATCGCCGTGTTTCCCTGTGATACTAGCTCCGATACCCATTGCTAGAAGCTGTGAGGTTCCTTTTGACGTGCTTTTTAAGTTCGTGTCTATCTCTGTGTTAGTTTCCTTTAAAAGTTCCACAGGATTGCCCCAAAGAGCTTGTGCAAAGTCTTGAAATATATCCGAAATCAAAAGCTTTTGGACTTGTAAAACAATCTCAGTAACATCCGTGTCTGTCTTACGCATGAAAATAATTGTAACATCTGGATAGAGCACCAACATTATTGCAATAGCAATCGAGAGACATGTAGTTTTATACGATCCACGGTGGGCCAGTAAGGTTTCATCTCCTTCAGCAAAAAGAAAAGACTTTATCCATTCATTGTGTATATCTTCTAAATCATCAAAGCCACATTCAATACCAAATTGAACAGGGTTATCAACTACTAAATCCATATAAAAATCAAAGCTATTATCCATCTTTCAGACGTCCTTTGATTCGCTCTTGGATTTCTTGACTTCGACTTTTTACATCAACTGAGCCAGATAGTTCAACTTTACTGATATAATCACCATCCATTTTATTAAGCGTATCAATAGCTTTAATCATATCAGCTTCTTTTTCAGCGTTTTGTGCTATATCCGATAAAGCTACCATTCGTTCTTTACGGGTCATAATCGCTACATCTTGAGCTTCTTCTTGAAGTTCTTTATACCTACCCAAAACCTCACTAACTTTTAATAATTCGCTAGCTCTACTATCAACAGTATTGTCTTTCCATCTTTTAGCCTTAGGGAATGCTTCACGATAAGAAACTCGTTGACTCATGCCAGCAATCAGGCTTCGAACAAATTTTTCATGTCTTGCATTTTCTAATATGGGCATAAGTCTCCTTTCATCAACATAAAAAGCCGCCATTTCTGACAGCTTTATTTTTTTATTATCTAACCACCATCACATTGCACGGTGAATTATTTATGACATATTGAGTTGTTGAACCTAGTTTTAATTTTTCTATAAAACCAATTCCTGTAGCTCCTACAAAAATTAAGTCGATTTTGTTATCTTTAGCAAAGTCAATAATTACTTTTTTTGGAACCCCTTCACCGTCGTGAAATTCAACATCAATATTGGTTTCAATCAATTCTGAGGCCGCTTGTAATATTTTTTGTGGATAAAATTCTAATCCATAATAAGGATTTTCATCTTTCACTGCTAAAATATAAAGCTTACCTTCATTTCTTTTAGTGGTTTCAATTGCTTCTCTTAGTGCATCTAAAGAACGATCTGAACCATCTAATGCGACTAAAATTCTTTTGTACTGTTTTTTCATAGTAATATCTCCAATATTTTTTCGTTACTACTATTTTACAATAGTTAATTATTAAAATAAAATAATATAAGAATTAAAAAAAGTTATCATTACTGATAACTTTAACAGGATAGTGTTTATAAGTATTTTCTAGAGTCAGGCACTTCCTGTAAGTACCTGCTATAGCTAGTCTAGGAATCGAACCTAGCCCCTCAGACCCGCCTTACGACGTTCTCTCTAGCTACCCTGGTTTTACCGTCCAGCAACGTCTGAACCCGTAAAGAGTTCCTACAGTATCGAGATTTAATTAGCTGCTCGCTCAGCTACAAACAATTTCAGCACTTTTTGTTCATCGAGACTTACAATTTTGTGTTCTGCCGAATTGTTCATAATACAAGTATAGCACCGAAAACGAGGACTAACGATTCAATTCTGTACATTTTTAGCACGTTTTCGATACGTTTTCGGACACTAATTTTTAGAGAACGTGTAACAGGTTTACTTCTATGTCCTTTCTGAACCGATAATAAATGAACTTGATTTGTCGAATGCTTAAGTATATTCCTTTATGTCTGAGGTCCATTTCAACCATGCTCCACGTTGCACCTCCGTAACCTAAGTGCTTGAGCTTTATGATTTCTTTATTTGTTTGAATCAATGGCTCGTACCATAGAGAGAACTGCTTGACAATCTCTTTCAATCGGATCAGTTCCTCGTCTTCTTCCATAGCTTCTCGGTTAAGAGTCTTGCTCTCAGGCTCTGCTCCTCCACTGTAAGCTGTTCTAATGCCCAAGTTATCAGACTTAGCCTTATACATATAACTGCTCTCTATGGACTGAATACGAGCTTGTATGCGCCCATTGACATAATCTCCTATAATTTTATTTAGCTTATCTGCCATGAATAAACTTCCTCCATTATGTTATAATATAGACAGATAAATCTCATGCCTAAGCCCGTTCCAGCGGGCTTTTTTTGTTTAAAATACAATAAATTTCAGTATTTTAATAGCCAGTCCAATTATTAAAATAGAAGTTGCAATGATAAATACTGCAAACTTTGTTTTGTAATATAGATAGGTAAATCCATCTACAATTGGATCCCATATATATTTATTAATAAGACTAGTAATATCAATTATCTTTTTCAAGTCAGCCCCGTTCTAATATGGTTTAACATAGACCGCAACACCAACCACGCCTAACGCAACCATAATCATTATTACAATTGTAATGATTGTCCAAATAACTGGATGAGGTGTATTTGATTCTAGCTCATCTTGTAAGAATATTTTTATAGGTTGATTCTTATGTAGTCTAATCTGCTTATCTCTATTTTGATTAGGAAACTGTATGGGTTTCAATCCGTTATCTGTCAAATCACCATAGAATGTTGTACCAAACTTAGCTGGCACTCCATACCAAATTGTCCGTTTATCTCTGCGTGTGTACTGTTTATTGCCAGTCTCCTTAGAACCTTTGATTATATCTTTAACTGGAATATCTTCTTCGTACTTCTCTAACATGAACAAATTAGAAGAGTAGTTATGATCAAAGAGTGAAATAGTTTTGGATTCCTTATGTTCTTTTCCGACATTCTCCCACTCCCATACAGTTCGTGTTTTAACTTCAGTAGTCACATTCCCTTTACTGTCTGTATGAGTCTCAGTATAAGTTTCTGTATGTGGTAGATATTCTTGATACTCTGCTGTGATTGAAGCGAATTTCTTGCCAGTGTTTACTTGAGAAAGTGATACAGAATCAACTGCAGACAAATCAGCTTGAACAATAGAACGACCTCCACCAGTATCAAGTAAATAATCAAAGTCTTCCTTATTATCGATACGATTTGCACTTTGATAAAAGTGTCTATTGTCTGCTTTGTTAGCAAAGTCTTTGTTGTACCATTTTAAAGATACTATTCCAATGATGGCCCATAATATAAGCACTATTCCAATGATTAATTTTCTCATCTGCACCTCTAGAATAAATCTCTAGCATCTTTATTATCAACATGGAAATCAAGATATTTATAATCTTGTTTTTCATATCCTGCCATATTCAGTACAATCTTAGGAAAGAATGAGCGAATATATCTGTTATAGCTTTTCACACTTGAATTATAGGATTCACGATAGTTGGCCAAACGATTTTCTGTCATGCTAAATTCCTTATTAATCTGTGAATAATTAGACTGTGCTTTTAAATCTGGATACTTTTCTACAACAATATTCAAAGACTTCATAGCTTCATGAGTATTTCCTTTGTCTGCTTGTTTACGTGCTTCTGTGACAGCTTTGAGTGTTTCAGACTCATGATTGTTATAAGACTTAACAGAATCAGCTAAATTATTAAATAAATCTACCCTCCGCTGTTCTTCTTTACTGATATCTGATTTAGAACTACTTACAGCTTCCTCAAGGACAACTGTTCTATTATTAACGTTTGATACGATTAAAGTACTTGTCAGTGCAAGGATTAATAATAATCCCATGAATATACCAATTGATATTGCTACTATTTTTTTCATCATTTATCTCCAAAATCTTTTTTCTTTAACTCATCTAAAATATTGATCAACTGACCAAAGCTAAGAAAAGTGAATATTGCTGTAATAACTAAGGATATTGTTACAATTAAATTCATCCCTCAATCTCCACAAGCTCAACACCCAGAGCCTCTCCTGCGAGGTAGGCAACAATTAAATCCTTTGGATGATCTTGGCTTTTCCACCACTTCTCAAAGTCTGGTAGCCTAACATCTCCAAAGATATCTAACGGATCAATATCACCATAACCCCATGTTTCATCAACAATCTCCGCAATCTGCTTCGGTATGCTGAGCTTGGAACGAGAAGAAAATTGTTGATTCAACTTATTGTTAAGAATTTCGTTCTTGTCTAACAACCTATCAAAATCTTTTACCCAACCTGTAGCTCCTTGACTTATAGCGCAATCTCTACAAAATGATAAATCACTTTTAATTTCTTGATTCAGTACTAACAATGATTCTTTTTCAGTCATCTTCACTCCTCCACCAATTCATCTACCGAGCATCCGAGAGCTTGGGCAATAGTCAAAACTATTAATGATTTTTTTGTATAAATTTCACCAAAAGTAAAAGCATTATTTTCAATTTTATTTAAATTCAAAATTAAACTTTTTATATCAACTATCTCGTGACCCTTTGGCAAATTCCTACGTATTTCTTCTAATCTGTTAACTTCATGCGCTAGCTGCTCAACAGTCATCCCCTTCTTCTCACGCATGATTTGCAGCTTTGTTTTTGTCATGATGCTTCCTTTTCTGATTTCTCGAATAATCTTACAGCTTTATTTCTCACTTTCTTAGTGAATCCATTACATGAACTGCTGTGTAAGCCTGTAAGTAAATGTTTGCATGATGGACAAATGGGAATATCATCATAATCAGCCATTGCTTTGTTCCAAAATTCAATCCATCTGTCACTTGCTTGGGCCTTTTCTAAACGTGGCGCCATCTTAGCATCAGCTAAGTTACTATAATATCCATCTGTTTCACTGTTATAATAGGCCTTCATGCCTAATTCATAAGTCAATTTGATATTGTCTGGTAATTTTGTTTTTGTCATTTCAATCCAATCTAACCGCAGTCTTGCGATTTCCTTTATCTCGCTTATGGCTAGTCGGTGTAGCCCACCATCTAATAGTTTTTGGACTTACACCAAAGCGTTCTGCAAGTTCTTCAGCTGTACCTTCATCAAGAAATTTTTCACCTTTATAAACTGCAAATGTCATACTGTCCAATCCCTCCTAAAATTTCACCACGGCTCATGCTTGCGTATGGTTCTGGAATCTGTAGGTTGAGTGTGGCGCTGATAGCTTTTATATCTCGCTTAAACCCTTCAATCATTTCGAGCCACTGTATACATATTGGGCATTTTCTAGAATTATGAGTGTCGAGGTCAAGACGTTGGCTTTGATATAATTCGATCAGCTCAAATAACTTGCTTATTTCTGGGTTCATGCTTCTTCCTCCACAGGCACAAGCTCAATAATCCTGTTATTCAATAAAGACCCACCAGCAATTTGTGATATTTGAGCCATTGTGAATAAGTAACTTGGCTTCTCAAACCCCGGATAAAATCGGTGATCTTTCCATAAAAAGTGACTGATTGCATTAGTATCAATTAAACTTTTCAATCCCACATAATATTTTTTCTCGCTCATTCTTGCACCTCAATTTTTTCATAAGACTCTGCGGCCATGCTGTCGATTTCTGATTGGGTGAATTTTCCAGCACGAGTTTTATCTGTTGTTAAATATCCGTCATTCTTTAAGTATAAAGTTACGTATCCAATACAAGTATTGCCTACAGATTCAAGTTCCCTGTTATCTTTCAGATAAAACCGTTTCTCCTTAACTGTGTAGCCTAGGCGTTTCATATCAATAAGTATTTCTATAGAATTATTATTTTCCATAAACCATTTTTCAAATTCAGATGATGCACTTGCACCTCTTTGAGGATTGCTCAAAATGAAATCAAATATGCATCCTTCTAAAAAGATTGGTGATACCTTTTCATACCAATTAGCAACAAACTGCGGAACTTCTGGAATCTCTGGCTTCTGCTTTTTGAGCTGGGATTTGAGTTCTGCGATTTGTTTTTGAAGCTCAATATTTTCAACAACGAACTTCGCATTTTCTTCTGAAAGCGTACGATTAGATTTTTCGTAAGCTTTATTTGATGCTACTGTATTCTGATGGTCCTCTGGGCTTACCCAGTCTTTGAAACGTTTAATCAAAGCGCAATAAGCTTCGTATCCGCTTTGAAATTCCATATTAAACCCCGTTGGACTACCAAACCACTCTTTCATTTCTTCTTCAAACTTCTTCATCTTTTTTCTCCTTATTTTTATTAAAAAAATTATTAAGTGTCTCTACAAAGCCCTCCCAATCTTCACGAGGCGGAATAGCTTTTTCATCTTTAAATACACAAGGAGAAAATTGTATTCCTTTACTAGATAAATAATTTAAAAATTCTTCTCTTAATGACATTCATATTCCTCCAAACGTTCCAGCGCTTCATCACGTTGCTTTTTTACTTTATCTAGCTGAATGCCTACACAAGCAGCTCCCATAATAAAGCTCCCAACTGCTATGACTAGCAAACTAATTGCTAATTCAAATTTATCCATCAGAATCCTCGTTTTCTATGATCAATCCCCCAGTTAATTCGTCATATCCATCTAAGATTTCAAAAGTTCCATCTTTAATTTTCTTAGTAGTGACTTTAAACCGGCTAACGTCATACGTTTTCTGAACGCATAACTCAAATACTGGGTATTTATGTTGCAGTTGCTTAAAGGATACGGGCTTTATCTTAATAATAGGAAAAATACTTTTTCCTTTATATTCAAATTTCATTTTTAAGCCTTTCATATATGCTCATATTTCGCCCTGTGTTCCATTTTTAGTTATAAACACATAATCTATCCAGATTAATCTTACAAGGCGAATTTAGGCAGATTTTTGGCACGTGTACCTATAATTCCTCAACATCAACTTCTAATCGATAACCATTGTGACCAGATAGGCCGCCAAACTGATATTTTGTGAACTTCACGACTTCATGATTATCATCGGTCCAAAGTCTAGATTCAGTAAAACCATCCATGAGAGCTTTCAAAGTTGGCTGTAAGTTATCTGGATCACTTCTACGCTTAGTTGGTGTATATACTGTAAGTGTCACTCCACAAGGGTTTGCTGTGTTAAAAATAGGTAACTTTTCAAGGTTATTGAGTGGATTTTGAACTTGATTAAAAGCTAGTCTCTTTAGCTCCTGAATCACTTTCGCTTTCTGGTGGAAATGCATGCGATCATTTGAGTTCAAAATTAACTTTTTCTGTTTTGGAACAACTTTAGATTTGCTGCTTGCTCGATATAAATTAAAGATAAATTTCATGATTATACTTCCTCAAAATCTCCATCAATTGTATTTGGGGCTGGTAACTCTTCTTTTTCTTCTGTTACATCCTTTCGCTCTGCCTGCTCAAACAAATCCATCTGATCATTTGCTTGTGCATCAAATTCTGATGCTTGAATCAAGATATTGTCAAATAGTTCATCTGTGAGATTTGCGATTTTGTATGTCATACCTTTTTTGGCATAATCAAAATTCATTTCATTTAGCCAACCTTGGAAAGGTTGCACTGCCCCAAGTTCAGATAATGTAAATTCGCCTGTGATTTTTTTATTTGCTTTCATTTTGTTTACCTTTTCTAATATTCCGTGATAGCTGGCATATCAGCCATGTCAGCTAATTTTTTAATGAGTTCTGTGTAAGAAAGCTGCTCAACCATTTTTCGTTTTACAGACTTGCTTAATCTATAGTTTTCCTGCTCAAAAGCATTGATTAAATAATGTTTTAGCTTATTTGCCATTTATCGTTTATCCTTAATTCCATCAAAATTGACGACGCTATCTGTTGAATCTCGTCCTAAGCGACTCACTATTTTAGGGTTGTACACTGCGTTAGGATCTGCTAGGTTAGTCGTTGTGATAATACAAGGATTTGCATTAACCATCGCAAAGAGGAAGCGTTGAACATAATCAGAGGCTTGCTCTTTTCCTGTGAATGTACTTTCACTCCCCAAGTCATCTAAGACAACAAGGTCTGCACTTCTAATCAAGGTCAATACGTTTTCTTCTGACCAATAAGAGTGAGGATCGCTTATACTTGCTTTAAGTTTCCTAAACATCTCGTTAGCATCTAAGAACAGAACCCGTTTGTTTACCCTTCGCTGTTTTGCTTGGTCATTTACCCATTGAGCAATCGCCATAGCCAGATGTGACTTACCAGCACCTGGAGAGCCTTTAAATATCGTGTTGAACTCTTCACCATTTAGGTAGCGCCGTGCAATATCACAAGCTTTTTTGAGTACCACAGCTTCTCCGTCGTTGTCTGTGTTGTATTTGAAATTAGTAAAGTTAGCTGTAAGAAGTGACTTATCTGGGACAATACTGTTTTTATCCAACACAGCTGTAGTCTTGGCTTCGTGTTCCTTGCGTTTTTGTTCCTTCGTTTTCTTGTACTCGGTAATAATTGAACCCTCATAGCATCTGAGAGCTTGAGAATACCCTGGAACAATTGATTTTTCTCTGTGGATAATATAGTTGTTTAACTCACTTAAATTCTTATCTACAGCATCATCTGGTATCTCGTTAGATACAATGAAATCCCATACTTCAGCATCAGCCATCACTTTTTCTTTAGCAAGATTTCGAGCTGTATCGACTTTTTCTTGTATTTCTGGAGATAAATCAAATAATCCCCCGCCTCTTTTCATTACCAACCCCCGCGATCATTAACATCAAACTCCGCATTGGGATCAGCAAATACTCCTTGACCCTTATTTACTGGTTTTTGATTGAGGTAACTTTCAAACTTAGGTCCAAATAATGTCTCTGGACGGAGAAACTTGCTCATCTTTTCATCATTACCCCATTCAGCAACTTTTATATCAATTACTCGTTTAAAGTCATCAATTGTAAAAGTTTCATTGAATCGAGCATTTATCAAAGATTGTGTTTTCTTGCTAGAAGCTCGATAGCTAGTGCCCGCTTTTTCATTGAGATAGGATAAGATTTTCTTAACATCGTCGAGGTTACTCGACAATATATTATTCTTATCTAATCTATTCTTATCTAATCTATTCTTATCTACGTTATCGCCACGTTGACGGTTCGTTAACGGCTCGTCAACGGCTATTAAATCCGCATATTTACTGGGTTTGTAGGTATCTTTTCTAATTGTATTTTGCTCTTTGAAGTCAACGATAAAGTAAACCATTTCGTCATTTAAAGGTTTAATAAATTGTTTTACTACCAATAAACCCAAACTGTCCTCTGCAGCTCCAACCATTCTCACAATCGGAAATGCTTCCACTACTCCGTCATCATCTGCATTTAGCATAAGATGAAAGTATAGTGCTTGTGACTCCAAAGGCAACCTTAAGAATTTTTGGGTTTGTATTGTTCTCTTATCTATCATTCTTCGTTGTGCCATATATATTTCATTTCCTTATAAACAATAGGTTAGCGCTGGGTCTCCCTGAGTACATAGCGCCCGACTTACATATCCTTCCTGCACAAAGCCTATTGTGTGATGCTGATCCATTTAATATTCAGATAAAACTATGACTTTCTAACGTGTTTCAATGACAAAATACGATTTTCTGTTATTACCGTCTTATTGCTGAACAAATGAATCTACGTTGCTTTTAGTGTGGTTCCGAGCACATTATTTTATAATTCTAAATCAAGTACCTCAGGTTCTCCTTGAGGTTCTTGATAATTTTCAGAGGCTACTTGATCATTGATAATCTCATTTTCTTCGATTTGTTTAGAATCTTCCACAGCTTCTAAAACCAAATCATCTGTTACTGGAGTAGCATCTTTTGGTGTTGCTGATTCGTTATCTGCCACAATTG